CTTGGCTTTGACGGTCTCGACCTTCGCGATCGTCTCCGTTCTAACGTCGGCCCAGTTCTCGAGCTGCTCCTCAAGACTCGACTGAAGTGCGGCATCGTCGTTTCCGTGCTTCTCGATCAGGTCATTGATTCGACGTCTAGACTCGGCCGCATGCCGCTCCCCGAACGACGCTGCAAGCGACTGGCACAGCGGCTCGATGTCCTTGTCGACGTCGCCGCCGGTCTCTTCGATCGCGATAGGCGCAATCGATTCGCCAAGCGCAATGAATGCTGGGTCGATCGTTTTAGTGGCAAACTCAGAAAGTTCGCCTTCGGATGCATAGAACCGCTCGACGATTGTTCTCAACTTCGAAGACGCCTCACCACCTTCGGCCAGCGCGGCGATCGGCTTTGAGAGCTCTCGCTTTTCAGCACGAACGATGGTTCGCGCAGCCTCTCGGAAAACGGGCTTCATCGCTTCGCCCACTGTCCGACGAAGATCAATCGATCTTTTCGCGCGAATTTCGCGGGCTTTGTCGGCTTCCGCAGCAATCTCGACGGCGCTTCTTGTCTCCCCCGGCTTGGATTCTCGTGACGATCCGACAGTTGGCGCGGGTTCCGGCGTCATACCAGCGGGGATCATGTTCATCGGCACCAGGTACTCATCGCCGCCTTTCTCTAGGGGGTTTCGATTTTCAAGTTCCAGAATGTCGTTGGCCGAGAGCCAGCCCCATTGGCGTCCGATCGCGTAAGCCTCAGCGCGGGTCTTTGAATCTCCCCGAAGAAGCGCATCGATCAGGAACTCCGCGAAGAATCTCTTCCGCTCATCCGGACGCAGCAGATCTCTCTGGATTGATTTCTCGAATCGGATCAACCATGGGCGAAGCGAGTGACGGACGTAGTTCATGTCTTGATGTTCGATGTTGGTGAATGTGGCCCGCTCGAGGTCCGCAATCATGTGAGGCGGAATGCCGAACCACCTAGCAATATCGGTCACTCCGAATTTACGTGTTTCGAGCATTTGGGCATCTTCAGGCGAGATGCCAACCGTCTTCCATTCCATGCCTTCTTCGAGAATAAGATTCTTGTGCGCGTTTGTGACGCTTCGGAAACGATCCAGAGATGCTCCAAGCCGCTTGATTCCATCTTCGCTGAGGTTCGTCGGATGTTGGAGAACCGCGCTCGGTGTCGTTCCATTGGCAAAGAACTTCCCGGCGTATTCTTCCGCCGAGAGCCCAATTCCAATCGCCTCGCGTGCGTATGTAATTGGCGAGACGCCCAACAGCCCATCCCCGAAATTGAATCCACGAACGTGCAGCATGTCTCCTTCTCCGGCCCGCGCACGAAGCGGTGGAAGGTCCGGAGGTTCCCACGAATAGATGATCGCGCCGTTGTCGATTGCGTACGTTTTCATGTATCGCGGATCGAGAAGCCAAAGCGCCTCGATCTGCGCAGCGTTATTCCGCTCGACCCAAGAGAACGCATTTCCTCGCAACGCGATGTGCGCCGTCGACGTCTCAACCCAATCGAAGCTGGTCTGTCTTGGATTCACCATCCCGTTCAGAATGAATGAGAGAGGATGATCTTGTGCGCGGCTCTTTCCGCGGGGCACCAAACGTTCATATGTAATGAGCGGAAGCGATGCGGCCGAGCTAGAAAGAAGCCGCACAGCGGCCCAGACCGCGCTGTAGTTCATCGCCGCATCGACATCGACGCGCTTCCCCGTCGATGTCTTGCTACCGCCAAGCGCATCAAAAAGCCAGTTCGCCGGATTGGCGATGCCCGAGCTCGCGCGAGTTTCAATGGCTTCGGTGATCCAACCCATTGCCTATCCCTTCGATCCAAGTGGAAGCAGAACGATCCCGAGAGCGCCCGTCAGTACGCCTCCCGCAATCACGCCCGCCGGTTCATAGATCATCCATCCACCGCAGCTGATCGCTCCGATCGAAATGAGAATCAGGAATTCGCCCACGTACTTTTTCAAAGCGTCAGCACTCCTCTGTGCGAGTAGACGGATTCCTTTGGAGCCGTTGACACCCCGAACATCGCCCGAGAAAGGCCCATGATGAGACCCACCATTCCATCGATCTTCTTGTTGCTCTTCGTGTGGTCAGGCTTCTTCGGCTTGATGTTTCCGGCCGGGTCCGTCGAGACTTCGAGGTTGTCGGCCATCCAACGAAGTACCGGGTTTCCTCCGTGGCGGATCATCTTTGAGATGACCAGGCGCTCGAGGTCTTTCGTCGGTGCGCTCATCGAGCCGTATCCCTGGCCGAACTGAACCATTACCAAGCCTTCTTCAGTCAGATCGTTCGTGATCGCCGTTGAGCCCCACCGGTCAAATGCGACCTCTTCGATCGGATGCGTCTCACGGAATCGAAGGATCTCGTTGCAGATATCGTGGTAGTCGATGACCTCGCCCTCGGACGCGATCACCCAGCCTTCATCAACCCACAGGTCATAGGGAACTCGTCAGAACGCGGTCCTGGATGTTGTCGCCGGGAATCCAGAACCGACAAGCGACGTCGAACGTACCCTCTTCCGGATCTTCCGGAGGCCACACAGCCACGAATGCCGAAACGTCTGTTGTCGACGACAGATCGAGTCCGGCATAACACGGGCGGCCCTCATTTCTCTTCTCGATCTCGGCGGGCATCAACAACCCCGCACCCTCATCCCACCGATCGAGATCCAAAAGTCGCGTCTCGGCGCGCGTCCACTCATTCAGCCTGAGCCGACGAACCGAATTCTGCTTGCGGGGAGTGGCCTTCGCTGCGTTCACTTCTTCCCGCAGCTTGTCAATCTTCACCGAGACTCCGAGGTTCGGATTCGATTTCAGCCACACCTTTTCATCGTCCCAACGATCCCCCTCGTCGATCGTCGCGATGAACGCAAAAAACGAATCGTCCTCGAGGACGCCGGAAAGAATCTTCTCCGCGTATTCGTGCTGCTCCCAGCAGAGTGTCGTTTGATCGCTTCCCGCCGTCGTGATCGCGAACATGAGTGGCTGCCGGCGGGAGCCTGTCGCCGTCTCGATCACCTCGTAAAGCTCCGGTTTTTTGTGGGCATGGAGCTCGTCCACCAAGCCGAAGTGGACATTGAGACCGTCGAGCGTATTGTGATCCGCCCCGAGCGGCTCGAACTTCGAAGCGGTGGCGTCAACGACGAGACTCGTCCGGAACGGATTCACGAGCGCGGCGAGCTCCGGCGAGCGTTTGACCATCCGGTCGGCTTCTTCGAAAACGATTCTTGCCTGGTCGCGCTTGGTCGCGATCGAATAGACCTCAGCGCCAGGCTCTCCGTCGAGCACCAATCCGCCGAGTCCGACCCCGGCGAGCATTGTCGTTTTACCGTTCTTCCTGGCCAATTCGTTGTAGGCGGTCTTGTAGCGCCGACTGCGATCGTCGAGCCATCGCCAACCGAAGACGCTGAGAATGATGAACTGCTGCCACCGGCCGAGCTGGAATGGTTGGCCAGCCCACTCCCCCTTCGAGTGTCGGAGAAAGCCGAAGAAGTCGAGCCACGTCTGCGCCTCGGATTGATCGAGATAGAAGCCGCGATCCTCGCAAGTCTCGAGATCATGGAAATGCCGCGCGCAGGCCTGGCGAACAAATTTGCCCGCAACCTCCCGGCCCTCAACGACGTCGAGTGCATACTCGTGCGCATGCGCTGTGCTGTGATCAACCTCAAGCACGACGGCGCCCAATCAGATCGCCGAGCGGATCCGACTTCTTTCCGCCTTGCGGCGCCTGAAGTCGAGACCGCGCGGACGGCGTGAGCCCGAACTCCTGGAGCATCGATTGAAGACGGCGAAACGCGTCCGACCGCTGGGAAACCGAAGGGTGCGACTGGACCCGCTCTCCGTGCTGGGTCTCGACCAGCTGCGTCGCGCCTTCGTTTTCGACGGAAACATTAGCATCGCGCCATTCTTCGTAGACGCTCGCGAGCATCTCGAGCGAGAATCGATCCGCGGTCGTGAGGACCCGCATTCCGACGAGCAGCTTGGCAAGATCATCCCACGCCTGTGAAGCGATG